ATCCTAAATTGGTTAGAAATTAACGACCAAGAATGGGAAAGTCAATACTTTCAAATTGTTGATTTTTTGCGCAATTACGAAGTTTGTAAAGTCGCCGTAGACGCCCAAGGTGTTGGTGGTGCGGTTGCCGAACGTCTTCAAATCCTACTACCCCATATAGAAATAACGGCTACCTCATCTGATTCAAAAAGCCAAAATGAAAGATGGGTACATTTAACAGAATTAATACAAAGAGAACAACTTATTATTCCAGGGCATTCAAAAGCTCGTCGTACTAAAATGTGGAAAAGATTTAATCAACAAATGAACGATTTAGAGAAAGTTTATAAAGGTCCATATATGTTGGCGGAAGCTCCTGACGAAAAAGGAGCGTTTGACGATTACCCAGATTCCCTTGCTCTGGCGTGTTCTAACACTATTCATGACACCATGCCTACAATCCAAGTTGGGGAAAACCCGTTCTTTAAATAATGGTATTCTTTAATATCCGATTAACTCTAAGGAGTGACACATGACAGTATCACCAGCACCTATGTTCCCAGAAACGGGTCGTAACGAAATTATGTTTGAAGGCGAGTACGCCCCAAGCATTCCAGGCAACAAGGGTCCGCTTCGCTTTGAAGAAGGCGTTGCTACAGACACTGACGTTCCAAACGACTTTGCTAAAGGCGCATATGAGGACACTGCTCCATCGCCAATGCGAATGAACCAAAATAACCCAGAGATGTTCTACAAGCATGCCGCAGACACTATGCGCGAGCGTGCGCACGTAGGTTCAGCCTCATGGGTTGAAGCACCATCAGTGCTTAGCGAATTTGTGGAAGGTGCCATGTCTGGCGACGACATGCCGAAGTGGGAGTACTCCTACAACAGCGGTGGTCACATGAACCGTCCAAACGTAACTGTTGTTAGCGACTAACAATGGAAGGCGGAACAGCTTCCGCATCTGAGTCCGGCGGTCTTGAATCTGGAGACAGCGGTCTCACAGGAACGCAAGAGCTATCTGAAAGTATTGCGCAAACCTACGGGCTAAGTCCTGTAGGTGCGTTTAGTCCACGAGGTTACAAGAGCAGAAAAGGTATATTTCAAACTATTGTTTTGCGCACCCCACCAGCAGCTGCTGAATTAAGAGAACGACGACACCCGTTTGTTCTTAACTCGTATTTAAAAAATACATTGGGAGTTTCTGTTTATCAACCAACGGGTTACGCCATGCCAAAGAACTTAGCAGGTTCTGGTTTGCAACCAACTGCTCTTTCCAACCAACAGTTCTCAGAAGAACCTGCGGACCCAGTTGACTCTGCGTTTGGAACACAATCTCCGCATCTAGATGCTGGTGTTCGTGATGTTGAGAGGCCAGAGGAAGAGGGACGCTTGAGCAAAGAAACAGATCTTCGTAGGCGTGCATTGCACGTTGAAAAAGGTCGCAAAGACAAATACGACTACGGGAGTTAACAACATGGCAGAAACACCATTTTTTTATGAATTAGACCAAGTAAGTGAAGCTGATTTAAACAGGATACCTGTTGGAAGAGGGGGTGCTCAATTCAGCAAATTCTTAATAGATCAAGGAAGAAATCCTGGTTTGACACTATTAACATCTCCTAAAAGTAATACAAAAATTAAAAAAAACATGACTTCTACAAACCCAATGGCTCGTTTGTCTTACCAAGCCAGCATGAATTTATCTCCAGCTAGGTCTTCTGGAGTTACAGATACCTGCGGTTCTTGTTCAACCGCGGGTTGTCGCAATAACTGCATTAATGACACTCATCAAATGTCTGGACCAGATCAACAGGCAGCACAGATTAATCGTACAAAATTTGGCGTTTTGCATCCAGATTTGTTTTTAGCAACTCTCAGAGATGAATTAAGCCAACATAGTGAAAAGGCGTATGCTTTAGGTTTACACCCCGTAGCACGTTTAAATACAATTTCGGACACAGCTTTTCATAGGTTAAAAGTTGCTCCAATTATTATTGGTCAATATGCGGAAGCTCCAAAGGGTTTGGATTTACCTAAAGAAATTAGGCATCTTCCAGGAATGACTTTTAACGAATATTCAAAAGAAAATATGCGTGATGTACGTGGAGTTCCTGAACCAGATCCTGTTTATGCACACCACCATATAGCCCACAGCGCAAGCGAATTAACTACAGCAGGTCGTGTTGCCGAACTTATAAAACAAAATAGGAATGTGTATTTCCCAGTTGATAGATCAAGGGGTCCTGCTCATGTTTACCCATATACGACATTTAAAGACTTAAAAACAGGAGCAGAGGTTACAGCACCTTCTTTTGATGCAGATCGTGATGACGCTAGATGGGCAGATCCTGAAAAAGCATCTTTTGGTGTTTTTGCTGAAAAGAAACGTGGTCATTATTCTAAAGGATTAATAATAAACCCACACACTAACGAACACGGTTTTATACGTGAAAACATACCTGGACAAAATGTTTCCCTTAGCCGCAAACCTTCTCGTAAGCAGTTGTAATTATGACTGACGCTTGGGCAATAGTTATCGCTGCGTCTATTCCTGTTTTGGCTACAGGAATTGGTTGGGTAATAAAACTTTTGTTCAACCTTGCAAAAACAAACAGAGACGATCATAACAAGGTTATGGAAGAAATGCAAGTTTTAACAAAAAGCGTCAAGAAGGTAGGAAAGAAACTAGATAAACACATAGATTGGCATGCATATGAAAAATAAAGATTTGCTTGTTAATGTCCTTCTTAGAATCCTTGCAACATTTGCGGCATCAGGTTTGGGCGTAATTGGTGCAGGAGCAATCGCTGGAGTTCCGTTGTGGAAAGCCTGTTTTATGGCAGGAATTGCAGGCGTGGCATTTGTTGTTGAAGGTTTGTCTCGTTCATTCTTAGATGATGGTAAACTTACGCTTTCTGAAATCAACGACGTCTTCAATAAAGTAGACGGAAAAGATTCAACAGTAGAAGAAAAACCAACAAAACCAAAGGCTAAATAATGAACAAAGTTGCTTGGGATTATATTGTTCCTATTAAAATGCCAGCCGATTTGAAAGGAGTTGAACCTGGAAAACTGCCCGAATCATTACTCAGAGCAATCCCAACAGGAGGAAAACTCCACTGGCTTGCAGCAAACGCATGGAACGCAATGGTCGCCAAAGCCAAAGCCGACGGAATTGAACTCAAGCCCACGTCATCTGGCGACCTCTATCGCAGTTACGAGTCGCAACTGGCGAGTTTTAAACAGCGCTACGTTCTGGAACCAATTCAGGGAACCAGCACAAAAACATTTGAAGGAAAAACTTGGTACCTGAAAAAAGGTATGGCAATGCTTGCCACCCCAGGAAAATCAAATCATAATCTTGGTCTTGCCGTTGACGTGCACTCAGCAAGTGAGCCAAAGCGTCTTAATTGGTTAATTGCCAATGTTAAAGATTTTGGATTTTCGTGGGAAGTGGTTCCCAGCGAACCTTGGCATTTGCGCTACGTATGTGGTGATACACCACCTCCAGCCGTTGTTGCTTATGCTGCTGGGCAACCAGCACCTGCTGCAAGCACAGCAGCAGCTCCGGTAGCTGACGTTTCTAAGGACGCAAACAAAGAACTTCAACAAGCCCTTAAAGACAAAGGTTTTTACAACGGGGCAATTGATGGCGATCTTGGTCCAAAAACTCAAGAAGCTGTCAAAGCGTTCAAGGTTGCAAACAAGCTTAACGCCGACTCCGTCGTTGGTCCAAAAGTAAAAGAACTTCTAGGCCTAAATTAGACATTACAACACTCTATTGACGACCTGTCGCGGAGTTGATAGTATGCCTGTATGCGGGTTTCAGACATTGATCTAATAGTTTATTTCTTACGAAAAGTTTATCCAGGAAAAATGGAAGAACAAAAGTTAGTAGACTTAATAGACAAGCTGTTGTTGGAGAAAAAAAACAAATTGGCTAAAAAGGAACCAAAATGACAAAAGGTACACAAGAAGAAACGCTTCTTTCAAAATTAGCGGTGATGTCAAAATCAGTTGAGGCACCTTGTCCGTTGGGGAAGATTTACAAAAGATTGGACAAAGAGACAGCGCAGGCTTTTCTGTCAGCGTTACAAAGTCCGGCCTCATCAAGCGAAATACACAGGGCTTTAATTTCAGAAGGATTTTCAATATCAAGAACCACAATCAACCATAAACGTCATTGTTTTAAAGCGGGAACAGATGATCAATGTTTATGCTTTCCGAATAACTTGGAGAACAAACAATGAGTAATTTGCAAAGCAAATTAAATAACATCACGTCTGAACAAGAAAAGAAACAACGCAAAGATAAATTGCTTAGTTCTTTGGCAGACGTGTTACTGGAAAAAGACATTGATGTATCGGAGATAGGTGACCTTAAGAAAGTTACTGTTACACAACGTTTTTCTAAAGACAAAGAAGGAGAACCACAAACCCAAGAAACAGTTGTTGTTCAACTGTCTCCTAGATGGGAGGTTGGTCCAGAGTGGCCGTTGGTTAAACAAGGTCCATCTTTTAAAATTCCTGTAAACAAAACGTCGTCTAAACCAGTTACTGGTTTTAAAACGTGTGTTGTTGTTCCTGATTTACAAATAGGTTTCTATCGTGGTAGGTCTGGAGAATTAGAAGCAACCCATGACGAAAAAGCAATCTCTGTTTCATTGGCAATAATCAAAACAGTAAAGCCAGAAGTAATTGTTTGTGTTGGTGACAATTTAGATTTACCAGAAATGGGAAAGTATCTTACATACCCAGCGTATGCACAAACAACACAGGCATCAATTGACAGAGCAACTGCTTTTTGTGCAGAGATGCGAAACGCTGCTCCAAACGCGCAAATTGTTTGGTTAGCAGGTAACCACGAAGAAAGAATGCCTAAATATTTACTTACTAACGCTGGCGCTGCTTATGGGTTGCGAAAAGGAAATATCCCAGAATCTTGGCCCGTATTGAGTGTTCCATATCTTTGCCGAATGGATGAATTTGGTGTTGAGTACCGACCAGGGTATCCAGCTTCAGATTTTTGGATTAATGAAAAACTTCGTGTTATTCATGGAGATAGAGTTAAGTCAAGTGGTTCAACTGCTCACGTATATCTCAACCAAGAAAAGACATCGGTAATTTATGGACACATTCACAGGATTGAAACTGCATATAAGACTAGAGAAGACTTTGACGGTCCTCGCACAATCATGGCGGCGTCGCCTGGTTGTCTCGCTCGCATTGATGGTGCTATCCCTTCTACTAAAGGTGGTGTAGATTTAGATGGGCGTCCGTTGGTTCGGTATGAGAACTGGCAGCAAGGTCTTGGTGTAGTTACTTATGAAGACACTGGAGCACATAAGTTTGCTTACGAAGTAATTCCAATTTACGATGGTTGGGCAATGTACCACGGCAAAGAGTACAGTGCTTAAAACACATGACAACAATTATTGCTATTCAAGGAGATGGGTTCTCAGTAATTTGTGCTGACTCTCGTATTAGTGATTCTTACTCTGATGGATTGATATCTCAAATAGGAACTTTGCGTGAAGGTTCTGGAAAAGTGGCTGTCAATGGAAAATACTTATTGGCAACTGCTGGCGACCTTAGAGCAATCAATATTCTTCAACATGTATTTCAACCACCTACGCCAACACCCAACACTAAAGGTAAAAAACTAGATCAGTTTATTACTAGCAAATTCATTCCGGCACTAAGAGAATGTTTTGATTCTCAGGGATACTCAGTTCCTGATCGTGATGATAAAGAACATATGGCTGAGCAAGGGTCAACTATTCTTTTGGCAATCAACGGAACTCTGTACTTAATTGATGGGGATTATTCGTGGTATTCCGACTTTACAGGACTTTACGCAATTGGCACTGGTTCGTCATACGCTCTTGGGGCATTACAAGCTTTAGTGCACAATAAAAAGCAGACGGTAAACCAAGCAAAATCCAACGCTATAAAAGCCATTGCAATCTCTGCTAAGTTTGACCCATACACGGGTGCGCCTTATCACACCTTTGTGCAAGAATACGAAGTGCGCAGTAAATCGCGTAAACCTGTATAATTAACAAACCAACAAAAGGAGTAATACCATGAAAACAGCTCATGTAGACGCAACAGCAAAAGGAGCCTTGTTAGGCTTGTTGACATATGTCGGCACAAAATACGACGTTTCAGCAGAAGTAGTAGCTGCCTGTGTTCCAGTAGCAGCGCTTGCTTTGTCATTTATTTCAACTAAAATCGGTGACAAAAACACAACCATGTTGATTGACTTGGCTACTAAAGCCGTAGCCGCAGCCCCAGCAAAGCCTGTTGCCAAAAAAGCCCCAGCAAAAAAGAAGTAATATCTTATTACTTTTTTAAAGAGGTTTTAAATGCCTATTGATTTTTGGTCTCCGTCTTATAGGGCTGCATCTAGCGACTTAACAGTTGCTATTAGTCCTTTAGGACTAGTTGAACTTGCCGACGAAGAGTTTGAAGTTCACGGCCCACGCCTTAATCGCTATTCGGCTGCATGGGCTTGGTATCTAGGACACCACTGGTCATACCGTCGTGAGATGGGCGACAACAACATAACGATGAACTATGTCCGAACAATGTCGGACTTCATCACCAATTTTTGTTTTGGTAAAGGAATTCAATTTAAAGTTCCAGAACAAAATCAAGCAATCATTCCACGACTTCTTCACGAGATTTGGGATAATCAAAACAACAAGCATTATCTGCTTTGGCAGATGGGGCAACTAGCCAGTGTTACTGGAGATTGTTTTGTAAAAGTTGCGTATGATGAACCGTACACGGATGGTGCTGGCGTTATGCGCCCTGGACGTGTTCGCATTTTGCCTCTTAACCCAGCGCACTGTTTCCCTGAATATCACCCACATGATCGTGAACGTTTGCTGCGGTTTAAACTTAAATATCGGTTTTGGGGTACATCTCCAGAAGGTACTCGTCAGGTTTACACCTTTACAGAAATCCTTACCGACGAATTAGTTCAACAATATGTAAACGACGAGCTAATTGATTCATATCCAAACCCAATTGGAACAGTTCCTATTGTTCATATTCCAAACATCACAATCACTTCATCACCTTGGGGTCAATCAGACATCTGGGATGTAATCCAACTAAACCGTGAGTTGAATGAAAAGATGACTGAAGTTTCAGACATCATTAACTATCACGCTGCTCCCGTAACAATTATCACTGGTGCAAAAGCAAGCCAACTTGAGCGAGGTCCAAAGAAAGTTTGGGCTGGTTTGCCAAAGGATGCACAAGTATTTAACCTTGAATCTCGTGGAGAAATGGCTGGAGCTCTTGAGTACATCCAGATGATAAAGAGAGCAATGCATGAAATTACTGGTGTTCCAGAAACAGCATTGGGACAATTTCAACCAGTATCTAACACTTCTGGTGTTGCTTTAGCAATTCAGTATCAACCTTTAATGAACCGTTATCAAATGAAGAAAGTTCACTTTACTAATGGTTTAGAGAAACTTAATGAAATTATCATTAGAACAGCGGCGGTGTTTATGCCAGAACTTTTAATGTACGACCCATCACAATCCGCAATGCCGGAAGCAGATCAACTAACTCAATTAGATCCAATGGACCCAAATACATATAAGACAACAATCCATTGGCCAGAACCCCTTCCTGTTGATGCTCTTATCAAACTTAATGAAGCACAAGCAAAGATGGCCTTAGGTATTGAGTCTAAGAAAGGTGCGCTTCGTTCATTAGGTGAAGAGTTCCCGAATGAGAAGATGATTGAAATTTTTGATGAACTTATGGACGATGCAATTGATCAAGGTGCACTTGATATGGTACGTGCACAGATTGGTCAAGCAGTGATGCTTGCTACGGGCCTATTGCCTGATGCCTCTGGTATGCAAACGACTTCTGCTGGAGGTGCTAATGTATCTAGTGCGGGAAGTTCGGGAACGGGCGGACCGCTTCCAGGTGTTGGTGGTATTCCACCAATTGAGGAAGATCTAATTAATAAAATGACTAGTCGGGCATATGGCGCAAGGTTTGCACAGCGTCGTATTCCTGATGAAGACAAATAATTCGTTAACTACATCAGTAAATATTCGCTAAACAACACATAGGAGAAAATTATGGCAAAGCGAGAAACAGATGAAATCACCATCCCTGCAGTTGCAGTTGATGCGTTTAATGAGGCGGCTCAACAAGTAGCCCCAAGTAATCAAGTTACCCCAACGGGTAAAATCTTTTCTGAAACAGATGTGGAAAACATCCGTAAACAGGAAAAAGACAAGATGTACAAGCGTCTTGAAGAAGCCGATGCACGAGCAAAGGCCATGGAAGAGCAACTTAAAGTACTTGCTCAAGACCGTGAAGAAGCTATTAAAAAAGCTGAAGAAAAAGCCCGTGCTGAGGAAGAAATCCGCAAACAACGTGAGTTTGAAGAACTTACCTCTAAGCAATTGTTGGCCAAAACCGAAGATGAGTTCAATGCCAAAATTAAGAACATTGACGCTGAATGGCAAGCTAGGTTTGCGGCAATTGAAGAGGATCGCAAGTCGCAGCAAGCATTGCTTGATAAAGAACGCGAATTGCGCGAATTAGAAACCTATCGTCAGCGCAAGATTCACGAGGAACAAGAGAATATCATTCCAGAATTGATTGATCTTGTCGCTGGTAACACCATTGAAGAGGTAGACGCTTCAGTAGATATCTTGCGCCAACGTAGTGCTGCTATACTTCAAAGTGTCCAACAAGCGACGCAACCACGCCAACTTAAAGGCGTATCGGTTACTTCGCCAGTGTCTGGACCAATGGAAAACCAACAGGAATACCAAACGTTGAACTCGGATGACATCCGAAACATGACAATGGACCAGTATGTTAAAATGAGAGACAGGCTATTAAGTTCACGATCCAACAAGGGTCGTTTTTAAGGTCCATATTCAATAGGAAATTTAGGAGATAAATTATGGCAATTCCAGGCCCACAAGGTGGAGCAATTACAGGAGCAGGTCTTACGTCAGTAACGACTACAGGCTACTCAAGTGATGCAACACTCTCACCAGCAATTCAACAGATTTGGTCAAAAGAAATTTTGTTCCAAGCAATGCCGGTTCTTCGTTTTGAACAGTTCGCAGTAAAGAAAACAGAACTTGGTGTAATGCCTGGTTTGACAATTAACTTCATGCGCTATTCAAACTTGTCAACAGACGAGGCTGTAGGTGCAACTTTGACTGAAGGTGTACGCATGGAGCCAGTGGCTCTTTCAGCATCACAGATTCAAATCACGGTTGGTGAACAAGGACAGGCTCTTGCAGTAACTGAACTTCTCCTCAACGCATCGTTTGATGACGTAATGGCATCTTCAAGCCGCTTGCTTGGTCGTCACATGGCACAGTCAATGGACATTCAAGCTCGCAACACTCTCTACCAGAATGCAGTTCCATTCTCTGGTGGTGCAGCAGTTCCACCAAGCGTCGTGTTTGGTCGCAACGTTCAATCGGGTGCTCGTACAACAATTTCACCATACGATGCAGGTACCGTAGGTACATACAGCAGTCCAGGTTACTTGTCACCTGCAGCTATTAAAGATGCAGTTGAAATCCTTGCTGGTCAGAACATCCCACGTCTTGGCGACACTTATGTTTGCTTCGTTCACCCATCACAAAGCCGTGCGCTTCGTGACTGGCCAGAATTCATTGAAGTAACTAAGTATGCTGCCCCAGGCAACTTCATGCTCGGTGAAATTGGTCGTATCTACGACGTAGTGTTCATTGAGACAACTCAAGTTGTTGCAGGCGGCGGTCCTGCAGACCTTGTATCAGGTACAACTGGTGCACAGGCTCCAACAGCAACTTCATACAGCGCCATCATGATTGGTGACAACGCTTTCGGTCACGCTATTGCATTGCCAGTAGAACTCCGTGACGGTGGTGTCATTGACTTTGGTCGTGAGCATGGTCTTGCTTGGTACGCAATTTGGGGCTTCGGTATGATTACTGGAGAATCCCGTGTTGTGATTAACACCAAGGGTGGAGCAATCGCCTAATTAATCTCTAAGATGTAAGTGGGGGTTAATACCTCCACTTCATTCTTAACTACACAAAAAGGAGCCATAAAATGGCACGTGCTAAAAAAGAAATTAAAGAATTTGTTGAGCAAGATCAAAGCTTGTATGCAATTGATCGTGATGAGGCTGAAGTACTTGATCCAACTACTAAAGACGACTTGGTATCAGCAAGAGTTAAAGGTAGCTGGGTTATGTTTTGGAGTCAGTCAAGCTATTCATTCGTGGATGGACAGCGTTACAAGCTTCCTCGTGAATTGTTTAACTATCTTAAGAAATCAGGAAACATCTACGACACACTCTGAGGTTTAAACAATGACAGGATTTATAGTACCGAACGCAAATCAATTT